CGAAGGGCGTGCGACTGACGTGGAGCAACGGCACCTACTCGGCACACATCCTTGCGATGATCGTCCCAACGGAAGTTCAGCAGATGGCTGGCGCCGAAGATGGTCTGACCACGATGGCCGTGACTGGAACGCTGGTCTACGACACGGTGAGCGCGAAGAGCCTTCGCATCGTCGTGAACAGCGACTTGGCGGCGTTGCCGTAAGTTCAACCTAGTAGCAGAGGAGGAGGCTAGATGAGCCAGAGCAAGCCACAGTTCCGCACCGTTGAGATCACCCTGTCCGCGCCGTTTGACGGCTGGACAGCCACGATGAAGGCAGAGGGCGTTCCTGCTCGCGTCTTCATTGAGCTGCAAAGCGGCAGCGCCGAGCGCGCACTCAACGCATTGCAGAAGCTCGTAATCACGCACAACTTCCTGACCGAAGATGGCGAGCCGGCGACAGAGGTGCTTGACGCACCGATGGACGCACTGAGCGACGCGATCACGAAGTGGAGCGATGCGGTAGCAACACTCCCCCCTCGATAAGACTCGACGCCCAGCGGCTGGCGGCGGGTCGTTCACTCACGCCGCACCCGCTGATCGCAGCGCACTTGATTGGCGAGAAGTTCCACATCCCACCGCACGAGGTCTTGGAGTGGGACGCAGGAGACTTCACTCGTACACTGGCTCTGATGTCCGACTTGCAGCCAAAGGAGAACCGTGGCCGCTAACTCGCTTGACCGACTGACAATCTCCTTCAACGTGGACTCGAACTACAAGGCATTGCAGCTCGGCTTCCTTGAGGGAGCGAACCCAGGCGCCTACAAGCGCCTCCTCAGCATTGCCACCCTGAACGCTGCGCGCACGATGGTCAAGCCGATGCGAGCCGAGGCTCCGATCGGCAAGACCACGAAGTCGCCAGGCAGACTCCGCAAGTCGGTGACGGCTCGTCGCGCACGCTTCGGCACACCGGCGGCGGTGGTCGGTCCGAGGGCTGGACGCAGCCGAGACGGTGGTAGTGGTGGAGCGTGGTATCGCTGGTTCGTCACCTCTGGGATCAGCGGCGTGCGCCAGACCAAGAACGGCGCGAAGGCAGTCAAGGCAGTTCCAGCCAACCCATTCGTCACGCGCGTGTCAAAGAACCAAGCGCACCAGAAGACCGCGATGGAAGCGATGGCGAAGACGGTAGAATCATTCTTCAACAACGAGGCATTCCGTAGGACGATCCTGCGGTTCAAGAGAAGGTGAGCAATGGCATTCGGATCTGATCGTTCAGCGAACTTCGTCATCGCGGCAAAGGACGCCGCGACTAAGCCGATGGGCAACATCGGCAAGGCGATGGGCAAACTCAGAAGCACCGCTGGAACGGCATTCAAGGCAATCGGCGCTGCGGCGTTGGCTGCCGGTGCAGCACTCGTAGCCTTCGCAGCCAATGCGGTGATGGCCGCAGCGGAAGATGAGAAAGCCACAATCCGACTGAACGCGGCGCTCAAGGCGCGCGGCTTCCAGTTGGATCAACTCTCACCAAAGATTGACGAGCAAATCAAGGCGATGGCTCGCCTCGGTTTCACGGATGACCAGGTGCGAGATGGACTAGAAATCGGGAGCCGCTTCTTCAAGAATCAGGAGAACCTACTCAGGGCGAATGCCGTCGCTGCAAACATTGCCGCAGCAACTGGCAAAGACCTCAGCACGGTGATGCTCGCCATCGGACGAGGCGCAGCGGGAAGCACGCGCGGGTTGATGCAACTTGGTATCGAGGTTGAGAAGGGAGCCAAGCTCAAGGACATCCTGCGAGCCGCTGACGAGAAGTATCTCGGCGTGGCCGAGGAAGTCGCTAACAGCACGAGCGGCAAGTTCGCCGCAGCGCAGATTCGCTTCAACGAGGCCATTGAGAACTTTGGCTACAAGTTGCTCCCAGTGGTCAATGAGGCTCTTGCCTTCCTGACCGAGACTGCTTTGCCTGCCTTCGAGCGACTAATGGAAGACCTCGGACCTATCTTCACCGACATCTTGGACAACTATGTCCGACCACTCTTTGATTCCTTCAGCGAACTCTTTGCCATCTTTGATACTGGCGACGATTCAATCAACCTCCTGACCATTGCCTTGACTCCCCTGAAGCTTGCTTTGCAGGCAATCAAGATTGTGATTGACGCCATCGTTGCTGGGCTGAAGTTTATTGGCATCGGCGGCGGCAGCGATAACTTGAAGAACCTAAGCAACGCTGCTGCGAATGCAGGCTACGGCGGATCATCGTTCGTGAACCCGATGAACGCAGGCGCCAGGACGCCAAATACCCCAACGACCTCCGGCTACGCGACAGGCTACGGAGTCGCGCCAGTCAGCCTCACCATCGGCACGCAGGCGCAGACCACGCTCGCCTACAAGTACGGCCAGGGCGTGACAGCATCAACAGGAACTCGCACTGGAGGACGCTAAGTGGCGACGGCTCCCTTCCAACTCTGGGTTGATCTTCCGAGCGTAGTCTCAGCAATCCGCGTCTCGTCCACCGTCACGGTCACGACGAGCGCCGCACACGGCTTGACCACAGGCACCTATGTGCAGCTTGAAGGTCTGGCTGGCGCAGCCGGCACCTCGATGAACGGCGTCCATTCCGCAACCGTCACGAGCGGCACAACCTTCACGGTTGACGACAGCGGCACAGCGGGAACAGCCACCGCAGGCTCTGCCGTGGTCTCACGCGACCTCCTCACGCCGCTGATTGACTACGCGACGAATGATCGCCAAGCGGCGGCATACGCGATCCCAGAGAGCCTGACGATGAGCGCATCGGGAGATGGCAACACGAGTTCAATCAGTTTCAGCGTGGCGCAGGACGACACGCCGAGCGACGGTCCGTGGTGGGCGAACATCCCAGACCAAGCGCGCGTGCGGCTCTACAAGGCTGTCACTGGCACCGCGCCGACAGACGCCGACCTGTACTTCATCGGCATTGTCGCCAACATCGTGGCGCGGCTGAACGGCGCAGGACAAGGCTCAATCGCCGACATCGCAGTGGACGAGGTGAACGCGATCCTCGACAAGTTGGTGGTGGTCGGGCGACCGATTGGAACCGTGAATCCGATTGACGAGGATGGCTTTGTGCGATCCAGCAACACGGTCACCGTTACTACCTCGTCATCGCACAACTTCTTCATTGGACTCAAGGTTGGGATCAGCGGGGTGATCGGCGGCGGCGGCAGTATGAACGGAACCTTCACGGTTGCCAGCGTGCCAGGTTCGCGCACCTTCACCTACTCCAGCACTGGCGCAAACGGAACTGGCGATCAGCGAATCACGCCGTCTACGGCCGCGCTCAAATCTAAGAGCCTGCAGATCGTGGTCTTGACATTCTCCTCAGCGCACAATCTCAAGAGCGGCGAGACCGTGATCCTTGAGGACTTTATCTGCACCTCTGACAAGTTCACCAGTCAGATCAACACCTCGTTCAGCGGCTCCTCGATGAAGGTGACCAGCAGCACAGCGATTGAGATCAAGATGTCTGGTCCGCTGAACTTCGTGCAGACCGTCAGCACGAAGGGAACCGTCCAGGGCGTGGCAAAGATCACCCCGATTGGCGCGCAGAACGCACAGCAGAACTTCGTGATCGCAGGCGGCCAGTCCGAGGATGCTGCGGTGCAGACAGCGCTGAGCCGCATCAACTCGTTCAAGGACGAGGACTCTCGTATCCAGCGACTGCTCAACACCGCAGGCACAGCCGACATCACTGGCGCAGGCGCCAACAGTGCGAACAGCATTGGTCTGACCATCCCAGCGGGGTCACTCCGCTCCGTCCTTGACGGCATCGTTGAGGCGTATGCAGGAGAGGACAAGAAACAACGCCGGTACTGGATCGGACTTGACCGCAGCCTCTACTACAAGCTCGTGGACACGGCGAGCAAGCCGACCTACGCGACCGCGCCGTACAAGATCATCACGACCGGCACGCAGGACCCAGACACGACGATTGCTGCGGCCACGGTCTTCCCATACAGCCTGACCGTCGCCTACGACCACAACACCGTGAAGCAGGCACTCTTCAACATCAGCGCAGAGAGCGGTTCAGAAGTCAGCAAGGTCTCGGACTACCGCTCGGCTGGGTATGCCGAACGCAAGGGCGCGCCGATCTTTGATCAAGTGGTGGACTACCCCACGGCGGCGAAGGATGCCGCAGGCGCCGTCAATCGCGCCGCCAAGTCCTACTTCCTTGAGCAGCACGCGCCGCTCCAGACCATCAACTTCACGCTGCGAGGGGCTGGAACCGCAGCTCACAATGTGGACGGCTTCTCTGCCGGCTACTACCAGACAGGCGCATCAACCTTTGCGTTGCGGAAGCGGTGGGAGCCTGGTCAGTGGGTCAGCATCACCTGCGCCGAACTCAGCCTGACTGGGCTGTATCGAGTTGAGCAGGTTGAGTGGAACTTGATGCCTGGAACCTTCTTGCAGGAGATTACAATCACAGCCAACAGGCGCAACCCGAACAGCCTCGTAGACATTGTGAAGAGGAGACGCTGATGCCAACGCT